TCACTAATGTATCGTATTGTTGGACATCATTAATTTTAAAACTAGAAGTTAAATCCGGGCCAACTCTCATAAAATTCCAAGCTAGATGTTTACTATCGCTATATGTAAATGTAGATTCGTCCCATGTGTAAGGTCCCGTAGTTTCACTAAAACCTGAATTAGAATAAATATCCATATATCTTCTAACAGTAGAGAATCTTATACCTTGATCTTCTTCAAAATGAATATAGTTTGCCCTGTCTAGCGTTAGATATAACGTAGCGATGTCTTCGTCAATCGTAGTAAGATTGTCCTGTGGTGAATTCCAATAACCACCTGATTTTGACCATGGCAGTTTTTTAGCATCCCATGATTGATCTTCTAACCACTTATAGATTCCGTAAAGTTCTAAATTCTTTAATTTAATATCGATAACATCATTCATCCTATAGTGAGATCTATGTCCAAATAGGTCATACGTCCTCATTTCCACGCTATAGGTGTCAGCATATGGTAATATCAATGGAAGTATTAAGTAGTCATCAATGGCTCCCCTGTATGTCTGGTTATAGCCCCTGTCTTTACTTGTAATAACCCATTCAATTTCATAAACCCATGCCTTCCACCAGTTATCCCAAGTTACCTTAAGATTTGAATTGGCATCCACTGCATCTTCCCATGTAAAAAGAGCTTCGTCCCAAATATCATCAAAAGACTCTGTCCCATCTAAAAGAACTGGACATCCAATTGGAATATTAGGGTTATAGGAATAAAGTTCTCTATCGTGATATGTTTCATAAAAAGTACTAATTATACTTTTTAATTCAGTTCTATTTGCAGTGGTTAAATCATCTTCATTACCAATCCCTAAATTTAAGAATAAGTTATAATTATTAGTATCATTATTTTGGTCCAAACTAGGTTTAAGGACCATTGACATATCTTCAATAAATAATTGTCTATCGTTGGGAAAAACATTAAATTTAATATCGTGACCTTCACTAAAGAAACTAATTGGGTTTTGATTGTTCCAAACGTTTAAATTTCTTTGATCAAAATAATCACCTTCAGCGGTAATATCTATAATCCTAGCCTGTAATGGTAAATACTCTTTTTGTAATTTGTTCTTTAAACCATATAGTTTAATTAGGATTTCTTCTGGCGTGTAATCAAACGTTTCAGTTACATTAGGAATATCCCATTGATCAAAAGTACCATTAGGTTCATTTAATCTATAGACAAGACTAAACTTGCTAGTCTTCTTCATTGTATTAGATGGTAACTTAAATGCTAATCTTTTTCTAGTAGCTTCACCTCTAACTGAAGAATGTGGAACTGGCACCGCAAATAATTTACCAAAATTCTTAACAGAATTATCTATATTTAACCAGTATTCTTTTAACGTGATTTTATCATAACCGAAAAAGTCGATTGCATTTAAAACAGCTTTATATGTACCAACAAATGGCTTAATGTTATGTAACTCTAAAAGTAACTCTTTTCTTTTTCTGTTTAAAAGAATATAATCAGGCGACATTTCGCTAATGTCATGATCTTTAAATAACATAAAATCAGCTTCGCCTAATGTTGCACCGAAATTAGAAAGTAAAACTTTAAGCCTCTCATCTTCAGCAACCACTTCACCATAAAATTCAATTACGGCAATAAGAGTTTTAACACCGCCAGATAATTCATATAAGTTTAAGTTTCTAAGATGAGGTCCCTCTTTAGTGGAATTTAGCGCTATATTAAGTTGAATAGCTACATTGCTCTGTGTGTTTAAATGTTTAACACCATCTGTAATTTGATCAACGTTTGAGTTATCAATTAAATCAGTAACATATGTTTTTAATTCTTTAACAACAGGAATATTACCAGTGTGATCTATATCATATAGGGTAATATCTTTGCTATCTCTGCTATTAAATTCTTCCCACTCAAACACAAACTTAGTTGCATTAGCAGTCTCCGCGACTGGGAAATTTATGTTTGGATCACCATTAAAGATACACTCTTCTAGAATAAACAGATTGACTGTCTCGTATAAACCAGCGGAAACTTCTGCTAAGTGGATCGTGCCCTGATATACCCCGAGGTTATCTTTCTCGAAGTTTAAATCATATTCTAATCCCTTAAAAAATCTTAAATTATTATACATTATCTAGTTTGATTGTCGTCTTTTTTAACGGTATAATTTTTGTAATTCTTTAAATACCTAGTTCCCTTTAAAAGGTTCTTGATCGCATCTTCTAAAAAGATTAGAAAATGTTGCATTGTTTGATTTCTTTGAATGTGACCAGAAAGTGATCTACCTATAAATTCACTAGGTGGCAAAGCATCATAGTTGTAACCAACATGAAGTCTTTCGTCCTTTCTAGCCTTAGTAGTGTCATATCTTTTAACACGTTTATATCCAAGTAAATTATCAAATAAACCCATTATTTAAGTGCCTTTCTATTTCCAGCCTGCATTCTAGTGTATATTGTTCTAGGAACTGGTTCTGCTTCGAAGTTTATACTAACAGCAGCCTCGGAATTAATCAAAACATCATCAACGATTTCATCACCGTCTCTGTCTTGCCAGCCACCTCTAAATACTGCAACTTCTTCTTTTTCCATTATAATGTCACCCCATTGATCAAGGCCCTTAACAGTATAAGGTATTTCAGTGGTGTCCGTAACAGGTACTACTTTAACATCTTCAATTCTTTTAAAGTAAACATACTTTTGTTTACCATTACCAACAGTTTCTAACGTCACGGGCTCTTGTGGAGCAATTGTAACATTAACTGATTCATAATAACCTAATCTTCTAGCAGTCTCTTCAGTTTCTGAAATAAATTTAACGTTAACCGCATCAATACCTTCAATCTCTTCTAAGATATAGATGATATCAGATTTTGGTAGTTTATCTCTTCTTGTAATATTCAGTAAATATTCAGACACTTTAGCTCTAACTGCATTATAGATTTCATCTTTAGTGTAACCTTCGAAATATCTAATATTAATATCAATACTATAATATCTTACTTGTGGCTTAACAAAAACAACTTCAGTAGTTACCATTTGTTGGCCACTATCTTCAAGAACTTTATGCATTGCATCATACTCGCCCTGATCTAAAAACATCTCTTCTTGTGGTATTGTAAAATAGTCTTGATTTTTAGCCAATTTCTTTTTAATATCTGGTACTGCAAAAATATAGATAACATTATCGTCATCTAAATATTGATCATCGGTTGTGTTATATGCATCTATATAAGAGAACATGTTATACCTTGATAAGAAATATTCATAATTGTCTGGCGTTGCCAGTACAAAAGACTTACTTGCCATCGGAGTCATAATCTTAGTGAATTGTGTATTCTCTCTATCACTGCCCATTTTTGGTGATGAAGTAATAGTTACGTCTAAGAATTCATTTAAGTCATGTTCAGTTCCATTTGAATCAGTACCCGTTGCATCCCATTTAATAGTTAAATCCGGCGAATCATCAAGATTACCAGCTAAACCTCCGTGTTTTACATATTCTACTTCAATAATTGCACCAACCGGTGGCACCATACCAAAACTACCATTACCAAAATAAAGGTCTAGACCTCCACTAATTCCTGTTTTAATTAAGTATGCCTTTTCATTTGAACCTAAGTCATATAATGAATTGTGTTTGGTCCAAAGTTCACCATTAACACTAACCGCAACTTTGCTGTGATCAGTAATACCACCAGTATTAATACTAAATGACTGCAATTTATTACCATCACTGGTTACTGTTTGTTTTTCAAATTTACCTTGAATAATAGCAGTCTTAAATGAATTGTAATTTGTTTTCTCTAATTTAAACTTATCTTTAGAATTTAAAAGCGTGTATGTTAGGCCATTAATATCAAATTTAAGTTGAGCTCTTGCATCTATGTTTAACGAATTCCCGGCTACTTTACTTAAATCAGCTCCCGGTTTCCATCTAAATTCAATTTCACCAGTTGCTGCAAAACCCCTGGTTGCATCATGACCAGTTAATCTAGCCATTCCATAAATAGACTCCGGCTGTTGTGCAGTGTATATGTTCTGCTCTACTACAGAATCTTCAATATAGAACATGATTAATTCTACCATTTCTGATAGAACACTGATTATTTGTGCGAATGGAGATGCCACGGTAAATAGAGTATTAGCTCTATTGTACACTCTAGAAATATAGGTTCTCGCATCGCTAGTAATATTATCAGCGCTGGTTCTAATTGTACTTAAAAATTTTAATTCGGCCATTATTTGTCTTTACTTTTTTATAGCATACTTACTTTAATAGCATATCTACTATCTATCGTAATATCTATATATGCAATATCTCTAACTTCACCTTTCATAAAATTCACCTCAGTTTTAATGTTATATTTTGTCGCAAGCGGACAATAGTGATTTATTTGATCAGTTATTCTAGATCTTATGTTGTGTTCATTTGATCCAAAGTCATATATAAGTTCCTCTAAACTGCAACCAAAATTAGGAGTACCCATTACCTCTCGCTTATTAGTGAATAGCAACGTTTGTATCTGCGTGATCAACATTTCTATCTCACTATTAGTCTGAACCTGTGTTTCATCGTAATTCGGGTCGCTCGGATATTTTATATATAGTTCCATTTATCTATGTATCTTATTTATTTAAGAGTGCATCATCCAATCAACACCCTCATCTCCTTTGATCTCTTCGTCAATGGCTGCTAACTCATCATCTCCCATGGATTTAATAGCATCGTAATCAAAATCAACATTTCCGGGTAAAGCAAATTTAAAAATACCTAATTTAGTACCGATTGATTGTTTAATTTTAGCACTAACATATCTAAAGAAAATTTCATCGCTATATAGCGCACAATCTGGTATCGTCTCATACACCTCAAGAATAACATCTCCTTTAGGTGTATCACCTAAGAATTTTAATTCACCGGTTAAACTTGAATAATTATATGATATGGGATTCTCTAGAATCTGTCTAGATAAGTCTGCCATCGAAGCATTCAATACATAATATTGTAATTCTTCTGCAGCCTCAGCCATTCCAGAACCTTCATACATACCTCTAAATAGCATTCTTTCCATAGAAAAGTCAGAACCAGATTGGAATCTTAAATCCATTCCACCACCGCCGCCATTCCATCCAGAAGCTAAGTCATATAAACCATAAACCGAGTATACTCCACCGCCACCATCTAAACCAGGGCCTGGTAAATTAAGTGCTCGGTGTGATTTAAAGTAATCAGTACTAAATACATTACTTGGTATATGATAGAAATTCTCTTTTACAGAGTACTCATATTTTTTATAGAACCATTTTTTAGCTCTCTTAATAATATTAATGATTTCTTTTTGTGGTAGATTGATAGGAACCATACAGGCTCCAGTAATATCATCTGCTACTTCGTCTAAGAATAGATTTAAACAGTTAGGATCAAAATACCTTCCGGTAGTTAAATCATTATTTGAGCCGCTTATAATTTCACCCATTTTTTATTTATTTTATTTTTTTACTTACAACAATTTCTGTTTCTTCAAACCTAGCATCTTTGCTAGTGAAGCCCTCTCTAAATATACCACCTATCATTTTACCCCTAAACATAGTGTCTCTGCCGGCAACATAACAGTTGGTTAATTCACAACTACCATGCGTATAACTAGATTCAACTTTAGAGTCTTTCACTTTAGTAGCTCTATATAAACTACCCCACATAACAGCAGAACTCGTGATATTGCAGTTATAAAAACTACAATTAGTTAAATTACCTGCAAGTTCACAATCAATAAATTCAAAATTTTCTAAAAGATAAACAGTTGGAAATTTACCATCTTTAACCTGTACCGCGCCATAATCTGAATCGTAGTTTATAACACCAGCGGTCATTGATCCATTTACAATAAGATCCATAACTCTATTTTTAAACCTTTCCCATTGTACTCGTATAATAGTTGGATTATCTTGTAGATCGACTAATATTTGTATATCTGGCCAGTGCTCAGATACTTTAGAGTAATCTTTGAGCATATCCATTATGGGTTTATTCTTATTTATAATTCTCTGTAATTCAATTTTATTTTCAGCAGTAAAACGAGGATCGTTACAAGAGTTCCACATTTGCATTAGGAACCTTTCAATTAGGTATAAAATATTATCCGTTTTTTTCTCATAATCTGCACCACCCAAATATCTAAACTCAAGATAGTTCTTTTCTTTTTTAGAAAAGTTTATACCATAATATTTCGTATCGGCAAATTTAAAATTATTTGATGCTACTTGATTTGCATCAAAGTGAAATGCTTCCCATTTTGGCATTACCCATTTAATACTTTTAGCGTATGCTGATTTTTCTCTGTTTGGAAAAAACTTATAGATTTGTTGCTCATCAAAGTCTAAGATAAATTTAAGAACATTCATCTTAGAAATAAGTGCAGGATCCTCTAAATATTTTTTATCGAAAGATAAATTAATGTGGATTGACGCCCTATCATTGGTATATCCATTTTCAGATATCCAATTAAGCATTTTAATTACCATAATCCTAGCGTTTCTATACGGAATAGGACCAGTAACTAACTCGATTAGGCCTTTACCACCAGACATGTCTGGTTCCATTTTAAACTCTTCAGCTGAAGGTTGAAAATCAGAATGTGCCTTATCTTCTAACCTAATTTTTCGATCTAGAAGCTTTGCCAATGATTTTTGGGTAGCTTCTAGATCGAAATTAGAATAGAATTCAAACTCAACACCCATAAGTGCCGCGTTCAAAATTGATTCTCTTGAGGAATCTATAGTTAATTTTTGCATATTAAGATTATGATATTATCGTTTGAATATATATCACGCTCTCGATGCGATAGTTATTAAGGCATTTTCAAAAATACTTTCATTGACTCAACGTCAATTCTGGTAATTTGTACCGTGATTGGATCTCCGTTCTTAAATACGCTCATAACTTCTTCACCAACTTCGCTTACATGTAGTAGTCCAGTCACTCCTTCTTCAATACTAATAAATAAACCGTAGTCTTTTTTAGTTTTGACAGTAGCTTCAACTACTGAAGGAATTTGATATCTAGATTGAATATCACTCCATGGATTAACAGTAGCATTAGCCTTTTGAGTAAGTGTGATCTTAGTATCACTGATAATATCCTTAACGATAAATGTGATTTCATCACCAGGCTGAATCTGTCTAGCTTTGAATTTAATAAGAGTTTCCTCATCTAAGTCGTTATTATGGATCATACCAGTCAAACAACCATTAAATTCAACAAATATACCATATTTAGCAGTACCTGTTACATTACCTGTAATTTCAGCACCTTGATTTGCTTTTATGTTTTCAATCTCGTTTGGAATTAAAGCCTGTAGATATTTTCTGTGAGAAACTACCAATGTACCTCTATCTGGTGAGAAACTTACAGGAACAACATAGATTTCAGTACCAATAATAGAACTAAAGTCATGTAGTTTATTAATACCTGCTAATGAACCTGGCATAAAACAATCAATTCCCTGAATATTTACCATATAACCACCATTCTCAATCATATGTGTAACTTTACCAACCCATGCGGTTCCACCAACTTCAACGGCTTCTCTAAGATCCATAAAGACTCTGTGTTTTATACCACCGTTAATTGATCCGACTACATGTGAGTTGTTATCAGTTGAGGTAATTAAAACTGATGTTTCTTCACCCGGTTTTAAGGCTTGAATCGCAGCAGGTTCCTTATCATATTTAACATATATTAGTTCTCTGTAACCAATATCGACACTAATAAACTCTGAGCTAATACCATAAACCGTTCCAGTATGAATTTCTCCAACACCTACAATAGTTACCATATTACCCAAAGCAGCATCATGTGCGGTAAGCATGTCGTACATTTCTTGAGCATATGATTCTCTAGAAAAGACCTTATCGCCATTCATGGTTTTAATATGTGGATTTGGTTTTTTGGTTTTTGATGGGCAACTAGCTTCATAAGCATCCCACATGAAGTTTCCCTCTTCATCGTAATAATCATCCGATATATCACCACCATCTGATTTAAGATCTTTTAAGTTTTCGACCGTGATGTCTAGTTCTTCAACTTCTACAGTATTGACTTTAGTTTCGCCAATTCTGATCCTTTTGTTTTTTTCGTTGTTCATTTATTTTTATATTAAAGGTGTAACATATTATATATCTATTTATTTTTAGAAGACTACCGGTACAAAACCTACCATCGGCACGGGACCTACTGGTGTTGGTATACCTCCTAAATAGAGTAATTTAAATTCTAACAAGTGTAGAGCATATGCCGCGGCAACTGCTGTAGAAACCGCAAGTGCTGGTGGTTGAGGTGCTGGCAATACACTAAATGTTTTACCAGTATTCCAAGCTCTTCTAAGATTTTTAGCTAGTCTCTTTTTACCACCATAATAAATCGGTATATAAATACCAGTTAATGGTGGGGGAATTAAAGCTGGCAAAGCAGATGGTGATGGAGCAAATGGTTTAACTAAACATGCATACCAATACGCAATAGTTATTTCAGCCATTTCTTCATATGGATCTCCACCTGGCCAACTAAAATTTATATCAACATCCTCCTCTGCCGTGTCACATTCGTCAGCTGCTTTTTTAGCATCAATAACCTGTTGTCTTTGAAACTTAAAAATAGTACCGCCGGCGTTTGGGCTTATATTAATAATATCATCAGCTGACTTAACATTTTTAATGGCTCCGGGAATTTTTGCCCAATGTATATCGTACTCTAATTTTTCATATTGTGCCGTTACATATGTGTTGTCTTTTTTCCACCAAATCACTTTAGTATCGTCGGATACACCGTATTTAAAACTCATTTCAGATCCGTTGTCATATGAAAAAAGAGCAACTACATGGTCCGTTAAAATTTTAGGTCTTTTGCTTGGATAATCTGGCAAATTATGTTCCCTGTCAAAAGAAACCTGTATTTTGTATTCAGAGAGTGGACAGTCTGACATTTTAAAATTGTCTAAACCGGCTTCAAACGCCGAACTTACACCATCAACCAGGGCTTGCCAATCATATCCTGCGCCCTCTATATCTGTTCTAGCTTTTTCACTCACATTAACGTATGGAAATCTACCGACAAAATAAGTACCTCCAACCGCTCGCTGTATTTCAGTAAGATTATTGTACTTTGATTTACCTAAACTGGTGGCCCATAATTTATATTTGTCTTTTTCTTCTTGACTGGACAAATTGTGATATTGCTGTAATAATCTATTTGCAAATGACTTGGCCAAATCTGATACAGTTTCTGAACCGTCTAAACATTCAAACTCAAAAAATCTAAACTTATATAAGTTTAAACTCTGTTTGTAATCTTCAACAAATTTATTAAATTTCTTTTGTTGTTTCTTTTCTTCTTCGATTGGATCTGGCTCTTCAATGGGTTCTGGACAAAAATCGGCATATGCTGGATGAGACTCTTTGCCCATTTCAATTATATTACCGTCTTTATCTTTCTGGTCTAATAAAGGAATATCGCCCTCTCTTAATATTCTTTCAAACACCAAGCCATAACCCTGTTTTAAAAGAAACTCTGCCGCTGGATTATTAGTATGTGTTGCACCAAATGGTGTCATTGCTAATCCCTTTATTGCCTCTAGATATCTTTCTGCTACTCTTACACCAAAATCATATCGACCACTTAATGGGTTTAAATTAATAGCATTAATCATCGATGTCGGATCAGTCGTCAAGTTAGCATTAACTGGATTTCCGGGTTTAATAGATTCTATTAATTCTGAAGATGGGGGGAAAATAGGCACTTGATCCTTGCCAACTTTTGGCAGATCATAAGATACCATACCGCCACCCGGTTTAGTAAACGACTGCCCCGATATATCGGACGCTAATGCTGGTATAAATGATGGCCAAAGTGCGGGCATAATTATTTACCTTTTTGTTGATAGTTAATATGAGTGCTCGATAATTTTCCTACTGTTATTGGAGTTGGTGGCATTGGGGGTCCAGAAGGACCCACGCCAGTTGGATGTATATGTGCATTATAATCGTCTAACCACATTTGTAACCAATCCTGTAGAGATTGACCCCTCACTGCTGGTTCTGTTTCATCTGCTCCCGGCTCGCCCGTATTTGAAACGAATATATCACCACAGTCTAAGAACATTTTAGCATCTGTACTGATTTTTATAAATCCCTCTTCGTCCATTTGAATGATTGGGCGCTCTTTGGCACCGCTACCTCTTGTGATAACTAAACCATCTTCAGGAGAATGATAGATCCTTACGTTGCGCACAGCATCATATACTAGCGATATAACATCATGTGGTGCATCAGAAGTTTCTAAAATATCTGACTTAAGATCTGTATTTTGATCTATTTGAAACCAGTATTCAGGGTGGTAGATGTTACCGTTGTCAAAACGAACTGCAACAATATCACCAACTCTAGGTACTGCATGTGCACCAACTTGATCCCTATTCATAGGGGTTGCCCACGGAATTGCATCATCAGTTAGTTTATCAAATTTACCATAAACTTTAACCCTACATCTTCCGTTTAAAAGAGGATCTTCGTTAACTACAACTTCCCCAAGCCAGTGTTGATCCCTTAAATTATCTTTAAAAAGTTCATCAGCCATTATTCGTATACATTTTCGTTAAGTGAATTATCTGCACTACTGTCAACACCTGGTGTATAAACTCTTTCGCCTAAGTTTCCGTCTGGGCTACTATCAACAGCAGGACTGTCGTACATGTTATTAGGAGTAATATTACCCTTTTTAGGTTTATTAGATTTACTTTGTGTAAACTGTCTAGCTAAATTTATAACACCATTAATACTACCAGCTTCAAGTGCGGTATTAATATCACTGAGTGTTCCTAATGCACCACTAGCGCCATGTACATTATCTAAAATTAGCGCCTTTACTTTATCCATACCAGCATTCGCCAAACTAGCTGCCGCCCCCGTTAATCTTTCAGGATAAACAGCACCCATTGGATTTTTACCAAAACCAGGCAAACTATTTTTTAAATTATTAAATCTATTTACCAGCGAACCGGCGATACCATTTACCTTATCACTAATTGCATTCTGTGCATTTGCCAGTGGATTAAATGGAGACTCTGGATATAAACCATCTCCGGGTTTTGCCCCGGGTATAAGATCTTTATCATCAACTAACGATATATTTTCTCCGAATTTTTGATTAGTTAATAATGCAGTTTCCCATGTAAAACTTAATTTAGGTCTCTTTAATTCAGGCATCTTAGATGCATCTGCAAACATGTCTGCAATTGAATCTTGTTGCCATTCACAATGACCTAATTCAAACATTAAATAAGGTCTGGCATCTGCAGTAAATTGACTAACTAATCCAACATCAAATTTTCTACCATTTCTATCAATATTAGTTTCAGAACCTTTAGCTCTAGGAATTATATTTACAGATTTACCTTCTTTATTCTGAGACATTGGTGATCCATATAAATCTAAATCCCTGGCACCAGTATCTTGTTGAAATGTTCTAACTTCTGACATTACTATCCAAACCCTAAAACGTCTTAGGTTTTTAGGTAGTACTTCAATATATCTTTCATAATCATAACACGCCTTTTTATACAAAGACATTAGGCCAATTGCAGTTAATTCAATATT